AGCTATTTTACCAGAGCCATCAGATACTAAGGCACGTGATGTAGTTAAATTAGTATCATTAACAGATGATATGGCGCCATCGACATTAGATGAGATTAAGTCATTTAAAGTAGCACCGTTTTGTGTAAACTCAGTAGAACTAATAGAAGTTGCATCTTGTATTGTTGTAGCTGAAAGTATGCCTACACTTAAATTTCCGGCAGAGACTGGAGATAGAACAGTGTTACTAGACGGATCTTGTGTATCACTAATTTTAAATGTTTGTGCTGACTCATCGTAGAAAAATGCTGCGTTACCTTGATTACCACGATTAAATAAGAAACCAACATCAGCAGCCGGTGCACCTGTAGCTGAGTTTGCTAACATGAGCATACGGTCTTGAACAATCATATTTACAGAGTTTGCAGTAGTAGTGTCTCCATTAACAATTAAGTTACCTGTAATAATAACATCATCACTGAATGTAGCGGTAACTAAGTTAGCAGCACGTCTAGACTCTAAATCATCTATTTGTGTCTGAATCGCTGAGGAAACTCCATCTAAATGACCAAGTTCTGTAGACGTAACATCAGATACTGCAATTTTTCCTGAACCATCAGATACTAAGGCTCTTGAAACAGTTAAGTCTGAAGTAAGAACGGTGCTTATAGCTCCTGCGATATTAGCTACTCGACGAGCCTCAACATTCGCTGTAAATGCGACAGTATTACCTACATTAGCAGAAACTATATTCACATTAGTGGTTTGTGAATTAACATTAGCCTGTACTGTATTAACATTATCTGTAACAGTATTAAGATTAGCTTGAAGAGTATTTATAGTAGTTGTATTATTAGCGTCATCAGCTAGATGTCTAAGCTCAACTGTTTTATCAGGTATGTTTCGTCCTGTAACAGTATTATTAGCTAACTTAGCTGCAGATACTGCATTAGCACTTATGACTCCTGTGGTAATTCTTGTTAATGACATTATTACTCCTTAGTAGAGACTACCTCTTCCTTTTCCTCTTCTTCTAGTTCGGCAAAAAACTCAGCTAGAAAATCTTTCTTTTCAAGTGGTTCTTCTTCATTTTCTTCATCATCAAAAAATTCTTTGATAAAATCTTCTACCTGCTGGTCAACTGTAGGTGGCTTAAGTAACTCATCCCATAATTCTTTGACGCAGGCTTTTTCTACAAATTCTTTAATCCATGCTACATCGTCATCTGCGATTGTTTCTACATTATTAATGTATATTGTTTCTTTAACTTCTGTTGTTCCTTTTAGTTCATAGTAAATACCGATAATATCACCATCAACTAATTCACTAATTTTTGATTCGTGTTCCGCAATTAAATCAAAAGGAAAAGCACGAGTTATCATTGGGCCTTTTCCATCAGTAAAATCTCGATATTCACAAAACACCATGCGTTGATACATTTCATCAATGTTAAATTTTATATATTTCATATTTTCCCTCTATGTTTTAATAATATATGTTAGTACAGATGTTGGTATAGTCACTCCATGAGTATGTCCAGTTGCAGTTACGGAATTAATAACAGTTATTCCACCTGCATCTTTTGCGCCCACAGACACCTCCACTGTACCTGTTGAAAGTGTTGCTGAACCTGAGTCTGTTGTCACTTTAGACGAAGCTGCTAGAGATCCGTTTTGGCCTGCTAAACCATTGTTATCACCAGTTCCTGCGATCATTCTGTCTCTTAGATCAGGCACATTAAAAGTAGTAGAGCCATCTCCAGCTCCATAATTTGTACTTGTGATAGCAAATAGAGCAGCATAAGTAGTTCTATTATATGCTGAACCATTACATCTTAGCCAGCCTGCTGGTATAGTAGTGCTTGGCCATGCTATTACAGATCCTGCAGGGAGTAAAGGAGCTACATCAGTATCTGTGCCCTGTATGGTAGACTGTGACACTAAATTTGCTGATACAGGAGCATACTTATTATTTTGGTCAAAGATACTCAACCCTGCATCTTCGGCTTCACCTCCATGAAGTTTTACTAATGACACGTTCGATGTTGCATTAGCTGATCCAAGTAATATAGAAGTATTTGTACCGTCTGCTGAACTTATTTTTAAATGAGCATTCTGTCTATTACCAGGCGAAGAAGTAATTGCGGGTATCGCACCATTAATTGAGATCGGAGAGTTTAAATTTATTCTATCAGCAGTAACACCTCCAATAGCAATCATAGTATTTACGACTGAACCATTAGTAGGGGGTATTCCGACATCAATAAAATCTGCGGAAGTTCCTGCATTGCCTTTTGCTAGGTAAAGTCTTGCATTTGCTGCTAAGCCCACATCGGCACTAACAGTGGTTGTCAATTCTCCAATTTCATAATGAGTAACGTTAGCCATCATAGCAACGATACCATTTTCTACTCTAGTACCAATACCTACTCTTGTAAAATTTCCTCCAACCTCAGATGATTTTTTATGTGTTGAATCAGAAATATATAGTGCAGACACATTTGAGTTAGCCATGTGAAAAAGCATACCATCTTGTTCACCAATTCCGTCTCCTGATGCAGTTATATTAGTAGTTGAAGGTGTTGCAGATGATCTAAAATTAGTTAAAAGAGAACGAATTGCATTATTAAACTGCGAGCGAGCAGTATTCAAAGAGGTTCCAGATGTTGGTTCAATGTAGGTATTTGAATCTACTAATGACATTTATACTCCTATCGCTGTCACCATAACTGTAGCAGTGCTATTAGCATTATATTCACCAGTACCATCAGCTGCAACTAAACGAAAACTAACAGACTGATTAGAAGCAGCTGTTGTTACAGCTATAGCAGGATTAGCAACTGCATCTTCCTGAGTTAAGACTGCATACGAAATAACAGGTCTATTTAAAAACCCAGCTGATGCAAACGAAACAATTTTTGGTTGACCGTCATATGTTGCTGTATCGGTAAAAGTTACGGTATCTTTTTCTATACTATACCTAAATTTATCAATTGTAAAGTCAAATTCATTAGGTTTTGAATTGTTTAGGATAATTTTTAATTGGAACTGTCTAAAGGTTCGAGAACCAGCTTGATATGATTGAAAACCATCATTAACAGAAGATCCTACAAATTGGGTGATATCTACGTCTCCCTCTGCTCTATCGTTAACTCCTGTTGAAGCATAAAGAGCAGTATTATCTGCAGTTGTTGTTCTAATTAATACTTGAGAAGTAACAGCACCTAAAGTTCCTGCAAATGTTTCTGATGCTCCGGTATCAGAATATTGAGTAAAATTAACAAGTTTATAAGCGTTGCCCGCTACAGTAACGTTTGCAAAAGCATTAGAACCAGTCGGGTCTCCATTAGCAAAAAAAGATGCTCCTAGTTGAATAGAGTCAGAATCTATAGTGCCTGCAATCAAAGCATAAGAATTAGCATTTGAATAATCTCCCTCGTCTAATACTCCACCGCTCGTAAAAGTAGTGAAAGCAGTAGAATCTAAACCAGTAGCAAGCCCCGAGTCTTCAAATAGATCTACTGTTGTTGCGTCAATTCTTTTTGCAAAGAGTTCTTTATTATTTATCTCAGTCATACCTTGAACATCGTGTACAATAATTCTTGTACCTGGAGCAGTTGTTGTAGAGATTCCATGTTCAGAACCTGTTGTTGTAACTCTAGCAGTAGATGCTTTAGTAATGGCTGAAATGGTAGTCGCATTACCTGTAAATTTACCTGTATCTAAAATTGCAAAAACGTTTCCACTCGTTCCTCCAGTCATTAAAGTTTGATTATTGGAATCAAAACGAGGACTAATAACAGAGACGTTTGATACTCCTAAAACGTGCCCAATGCCTCCAAAATCTACATCTTTTAAAATATCCGTACCTGTAGATGATTCTGAAACTCCAGATAAGTACTCTTCAAAAAGATCATTATATGTTGTTTTGATTTCCTGACTTGATTCGAAATCTACAAATACTGAACCTGTAATTGTAGCTCCAAAATCTCTAATTTTAGTTACATAAGTTGCGTCATCGATCGCTAATAGATCAGTCGGAGAACCTCCAATAGCTGAAAAACCAGAACTAGTGCCATTAGAATTATCAGTTTGATTACCATCAGCAACAACAGTCCCTCCTGCAACAGAATCTGTAAATGAAGGGAAGTTTGATTCGCCTGCGTTAGTATTAGTTATAATAGTAAAGTCCACTGAAGGAGAGTCTTCATTGTAGGCTGCAACCACAGTTGATCTATCAGGTCTTGTAGTAATAAGAGTAATTCCAACAACACTTTCACTTAAATTACCGCTAGTATCTCGTGTTCTTGCTAAATACGTAAATTCTCCAAAAGTATCAATCGGAATAGATTTTCGTGCAGTTCCTGCTGAAACAGTAACTAAAGGTTCTGAAGCAACAAAATTTTCAACTGTTGCCTCAACAGTTCCAGGAGCTCTTCTAACGACTACCTCTTTTAAGTCTAGATCTGCTAAATCTCCATTTGATGATCTTTCGTATTGCCAAAGTAGAGTTATTTGATCAGTATTTTGACCGCCAGTAAAGTTAAAAATATTAGCAGGTTTCGCTGTTTTACCGATAATAGCTTTATTAGCAGTAGAAGTAACTCCTCTAATAGATTTATTTAAAGGAGTGACTCTAAAAAAGATTTGATTAGTATCACTACTAGTTCCTCTATTAATTCCTCCAACAGTAAATCTTATTTTACCATCATCATCAACACCAGTAGCAGGAACTTTGACAGTGTTAAATGCAGTTAAGTCGCCACCTCCATCATCAGTACCAATGTTGTCAACGTTGTCTAATCTATAAGATATCTCATAGTCAGTAACTTGTTGTCCTGTAAGGTGATCAAAAGAACAAGTGGCTCTTACAGCAACCCCTCCAGTTTGTTCACGATATAAAGACTCACTGATAGTTAAAGCAGTTACCTTTTGAATCGGTATATCAGCAACAGTAATAGATTTAGTAGTAAAAGCACTTAATCTTCCTAAAGCATTTCTATTTCTTGCTCTCACTGATGTAGTTCCTCGTTGAAGATCTTCTATTACTAGATTTTCAGAGAGAAAGCTTTTTTCAAACTCACCACCGATTTCTATGCTATAAACTCTATTATTACCTAAATTAAATGTTCCTGGTATTGTAGTTTGATTATAGTCTACAGTAGCAGCATTCCCTGATATATTTCCTAGACTTCCTGTTGGGTCTTGTGAAATATTAGTAAAACTGAAACCTAGTGCATTAATAGTAGGTGTGGTAGCTAATTCAATTCTATATATCGAATTGGCAGTAAGAGCTGCGTTATAGGTAGGACTCGCTGGATCATAAGAAGTTTTTGTAACGCTGTAAGTATTATTAAAAGCTAACTCAACATTATCTCCCAGTTCAATTACAGGAACTGTATAATGGTCAATTTTTGTTCTGTAAACAGTTTCTCCTGAAAGCGGAGTGTAGTTAATATTTGCGTCTCTTGCATTATCAGAGTTTAAGTTGACGGTATATTGAGAAGCTGATTTTTCTATCCCATCAATAAAAAGTTTTACAAACCCTGCTCTTCTTGGTTCAACTATAAGGGGTATATCATTAACAACACCAGAAGTTAAATCGCCAGTATTAGAGAATACCATTTCAGAACCTCCGACATAAAAACTATTATTAGCATAGTGACGAGAATCTAATAATTGATTTAGTTTTATGTAAAAAGGTGGGGCTGGTATCACATCAATAAAATTCAAAGAACCTGTTAGCGTATTT